CGAGGCGGTGGCGGACGCTGGTCAGATGCCAAATCCCGTCCAGCTCGGGGCGCAGGCCCGCAAGCGACACCGTCCCGCCTGCCATCAGCTCCGGCGCAAAGCCCGCGACCTGCACCGAGATCTTCAGGCTGGCGCGTTCGGCTTTCGAGAGTTCCGCCTCGGCGGCGCGGATTGCGTCGGCCTCGCAGGCATGGATATGGCGCAGGCGGCGGACAGGGGTGCCCTGCCCGCGCGTGAGCTTGTGACGCTTGGCGCTGCCCGCGTCCGACCATTCCGCCTCGATTTTTTGGTAACTGGCGCGGCCTTCGAGCTGCCAGCGCCAGTTTGAGAGCTGCGCGCGGGTCAGGACAACGGGCGGCAGATCCTCGCCCGCTGCTGTCTTGCCCTCGCCGCGTTTAGAGACCACCAGCGCCCCGCCTGCGGGTTTGGCGGTGGCGTCCAGCGTGGCGGCGATCCGCGTCAGAAAATGCAGATTGCTCTCGGCGGTCTGCGCCAGATACTCCCAGAGCTGGCCAGTGATTGATTCCGAGACCACAGGCTTTAACCCCGTCTCGCCTGCGATCTTGGCGGCGATATCGCCGAGCGTGACGTTTTGCCAAGCGCGCGTCTGCGGCGCACGGATCGCCCCTTTCATATCGGCGGACGTGGCAGTGACCTCGATCACCTGCGCAGGGCCTTCGCCGCTCACGCCGTCGACCGCGAACCGCCCCATCGGGATCAGAGCCGCACCTTTGAACCCGAGGAAGACCTCGAGCACGGTCTCCATATCGGGGAACTCCAGCGCGCCATCGCGATCATCGAAGGCCAACCCGAGCTGGTCGGATTTGGTGCCGTCCTCGTCGGAGATCTCCAGCGAGATCAGCCGGTCGCGCAACGTGGCGGTGACATCGCCGCCATTGGCCAAGATCAGGAAATCGGGCGTCATGCGCGCCCCCAGAGTTTGATCGTGCCGCTGGCGACAGGGCTTGAGACCACGGGCAGCGCAATAAGGATGCCTGCCGCATAAACTGGCCCGAGATCGGCCAGCCCCGGATTGGCGGCGAGCACGGCGGGCGCGTGGCTCTCATCCCCCAGCAGCTCGCGGCAGATCGCATCGAGCACATCGCCCTGTTTGGTGCGGTAGCTGCTCATAAGATGCCCCCGATCCTATCGCGGCCATAGGCGCGCAGGGACAGCGAGAACTCGATCTTGCGCGGCGCGCCATCGGCCAGAAACACCGATTTGTGCTCCTCGACCGAGGTGATCGCCCAACGCTCCCAGATCCAGCCCAGACCATCGACCAGCATCAGCGGCTGGCCCAACCCCGCCACCGCGCGCATGCCTTCCACCTGCCGCAGCCCGCCCTTGAAGGCGGGGTAAATCACCCCTTCCAGCGTGATCTCCTGCGCATCCGGTCCGAGGAATTGCAGCGCGGGCGCGCGGCCTGCGCGGTCGACCTTCTCCCACCGAAACGACGCCGAGCGCTTGAAGCTTTGATAGGCGGCCGCGTTCACCCCGAACCGAAACGTGCCAAGCGCCATCATCACCAGACTAGCCAGCATAATCACCTCCATCATGCAGAGCGGAGCCTTGGGCGAACCGCTCCATCTCGCGGCGCACCGCGCGGGCGATGTCGAGCGGCGATTGATTGGCCTGGGCATGGATAATCACATCGCCCATCGAGAACTGCGCTCCTGCACGTTGGCCCGCGCGCAGTGCCCGAACTTCCCGGTTCGAGATCACCGTGCCGTCAGACTGCGGCGAGAAGAACTCCTCGCCCTCCTCCATCCAGCGATAGATTTGACCGGCGCGAACAGCCCCTCCCAGCGCGCGGCCGGGAGGCGGTGGGCCTGCGGGTGATCCCGCTGGCGCACCTTCCGCCCCGCCCGCCTCCGGCGCATCATCGCCAGACACCCAGTTCCACGCGTCCTGCATCCAGTCCGGCACGATGCCCGAGAGCTTGGCTTGGATCGCATCCACCATGCCGGTGAGCACCGACCAGATCCCGTCGCCGAGGCTTTTGATTAGCGCCACGCCCGCGCCGAACAGATCGAAATCGAAGGCCGATTTGAGGGCGTTGGTGACGTCCTCGAATGTCCAGCCGGTGACATAGGTGAAGAAGCTGGTCGCGGCCTCGAACATCAGGGTGAACGGGTTGAACTCGGCGATCAGCTTGAGCACGCCGTTGAGCAGCCCCTCGTCAAACGCCGCCGAGACCGCATCGATCTTGGCCCAGAACCACGCAGTGATCCCGTCCCAATTGTCATAAATCACATAGGCTGCCGCCGCGAGGGCGGCGACCATGGTCAGCACCGGATTGGCCAGCGCCATTCGCCCCATCCAGAGAAACGCACGGCCGACAAAGCGCAGCGCCCCGCCCAAGATCCGCAGACCCAAGGTGGCCGCCCCTGCCGCGATCCGGCCAAGCAGTAGGACGGCGCGGGTGGCAAAGCCCAGCACCCCCAGCACCGTGCCAGCCGACCAGATCAACGCCGCCAGCGCGCCGTTGAACAGCCAATAGGCGATGGTAACGGTTTGAAACCCGAGGCGGACCAGCAACAGCCCTGCGCGCATTGCGAAGAAGAGCGCGGTGAGGCGCGCAATCGAGCGGATCAGGCGCGGGTTGGCCTCGGACCATGCCGAGAACCGATCCATCAGCGGCACCAGCGTATCGAGTAGATTGACCACTTCGGGCAGCAGCACAGTGCCAATCGTGATCGCCAGCGCTTCCGCTCGCGATTGCATCGTCTTGAGTGCACCTGCGGTGTTGTCATTCATCTGCGCCGCAACCCGCGCCGCCGATCCGGCCTCCTCGAGGCTTTTGGCATAGCTCTGCAGCGAGCCGCTGCCCGCCTGCCCCAAGAGCACGGTGGCGGCACTCATCGCCTCGGTCTCGAACAGAGTCTTGATCATCTCGGACCGCGCGGCACTACCATAGCCGCGCATCTTCTCGTCGATCTCGGCCAAGAGGTCTGGCACCGCGCGCAGGTTGCCATTGGCATCGGCGGTCTGCACCTTGAGATTCTCGAGCACCTCGGCGGCGGCATTGCTGGGGGCAGCGAGCCGCGTGATCACCGCATGCATCGCCGTGCCCGCCTGCGAGCCTTGGATCCCTGCGTCGCCCAGCTTGCCCGCCATCGCGGCGGCGGTTTCCAGATCGACGCCCAGCGAGGCGGCAGCGGGGGCGACATACTTCATCGTCTCGCCCAGAGACGACAGCGTGGTGTTCGAAGTTGTAAACGTGTTGACCAGCACATCACCCAGATGTCCGGTCTCGCTGGCCTTCATATTAAATCCGGTCAGCACATTGGAGGCGATGTCAGCGGCAGCGCCCAGATCAATCGCGCCTGCGCTGGCGAGGTTGAGCATGCCGGGCATCGCCTCGACGGTCTCGGAGACTTTGAACCCCGCCATCGCGAGATATTGCATCCCCTCGGCGGCTTGGGTGGCTGACCACGGCGTCTCCGCCCCCAGCCTGCGGGCCGTTGCGGTCATCAAGTCCAGATCGGCCCCGCTGGCGCGCGAGACGGCCCCCACCTTGGACATCGCCGCCTCGAATTTGACGGCGGGCGCGAGCAGGCGCGTCATCGCATAGCCCGAGGCGGCCAGCGCCGCGCCCTCGCCCATCAGTGCCCCCGAACGCGCCTGCGCGGCGGCGATTTGCTGCCCCGAAAGCGCGAGTTGATCGCGGCCCAGACGCTGCATCCCCATGCCTGCGCGCTCGACCTGCCGCAGCGCGGTGCGCGCGGGCGCGGTCGCCCTATCGACGAGGCGCAGGATCAGGGCGATGTTGAGATCAGCCATCGGGGGAGCCTTCTTGCGGGTTTGCGCGCGCCCGCGCCTTGGCCCACCAAAGCGCGAGCTCCTCCACGCTCATCGGATCGATATCGCGCAGCGGCCAGTGAAACACGGCCGCGAGATCCGCGACCGCCTCGTCAATCTCGTCGGGCAGCTCTAGCCGAGCTGGGCGGCTTCTTGCGCCGCCTGCACCTGCTTCTCGTCCATGAAAAAACCCAGCAGTTGCAAAGAGAGCTCCAAGAAGTCTGCGGGATCCATCGCCGCCACTTCCGCCGAGAGCAAAGGCGGCTGGGTGACGCGCGGCAAAACCACCAGCATGGTGCTAACATCCATCCGGACGAGATCGTTAAGCTTGACGCCGCGCAGCTCGCCGACGCTGGGCTTGCGCAGGGTGACTTCGGAGATCGGATCGGTGCCGGTGCGCTCGACCGGCTTAGTGAGTGTTACAGTCATCGTTTAACTCCAGTTAAAATCCCATGGCGGCGCGAGCGGAGGCGAGCTGATCGACCCCGCCGATCACCCGTTTTGCGTTCACGAGGTCGATCTCGAAGATCTCCTCGCCGTTGATCTCGAGACGGTAGTAGCGCACGTCCATCTTCAGCTTGAGCGGCGCATCGGTGCCCGGTTTGAGATCGCCGTTCTCGGTCTCGGTGATCAGCCCCTCGACGGTGGCGATAATCACATCTGCCTCGAAGCTTTCCTCGCCGGTCTGGACGGGGCGGAACACGAAGCGCTCTTTGCGGCCCAGTTTTTTGAACAGCGCGGGGTTCCATTCCTTGAAGCTGATCTCAGAGGTCATGCCCTCGAGGCCCATGTCGAGACCGATGGGGCCGTCCATGCCCGAGCCGCGATGGGCCTCGGTTTTGACTTTGACCTGCGGGAGTTTGGCCTCGGTCGAGACGCCAAAATAGCTGATGCCGTCGACGAAGGCGTTGTAGTTCCGGATGGTGCGGGGATAGGGCATTTTGGCTCCTTAGCTGGCGGCTGCGACCGAGGAGACGAGCTCCTCGTAATACGCCCCGTTGCGATGCGCGCGGAAAGTGAGATGCTCGAGCGGCGCAGGCGGCTCGATGTCGAAATCGAGATAAAGCTTGCCCGCTTTGAGCGTGGTCTCGGTGTTGAGTTCGGGATCGAGCCAGACTTTGCCGCCCAAGATTGCGCCGCGCGCCTTCAGCTCGTTGAGATAGCCCTGCACCCCGTCGCGGATATCGAGCAGCAGCTGCTTGGAGAACGGCCGATCCATCGCCCAGAACAGGCCCTGCTCGATGCTCTCATAGACCATATCCGCGGTGCGCCGGACTGGCAGGAAGGCCCAGAGCGGATCCGACGCGGTGGTGCGGTTGCCCCAAATACGGAACCCCTCATGGCGGATGATTGTGGTGATCGATTGCTCGTTGAGGCGGTTGGCCTCGGTCTCGGCCGAGCTGATCGCAAAGGTGATCGCGCGGGCGGTGCCTGCGATACCGGCAATCAATTGGTTCGAGGGCGACCACCAGAACCCCTTGTCGTTATCCATCCGGCTGATCACGCCGAGCACAAAGGCGGAGGCGGGGCGGATCACATACGCGGCAGTGGCGGTGTCAAAAACACTGACGGCGGGATCGACGATATAAAGCCGATCCGAGCCATAGCTCTCGCGGCTCAAGATCGCCTCGGCCTCGGTGGTGTTGGGGCCGTCCGCCACCACAATCGCACGGGTGCGGGTGGCCACGATCAGCAGATTGGCAGTGACTGGCGACGCGACACCGCCTGACGGCGCGGTGAAACCCGGCGCGCCGAGCAAGCGCGGCGTCTGGCCCGTGAGATTGTTCGCCAGCAAGAGCGCGAACACCCCCGTT